CGAGGCAACCGGTGAGAAGATGGCGACCGTCCGCGCAATCGTCGTCAGCAAGGGCTGGATGAGCAGGCTGCGGACAATGACAAAGGACAGGTACGGGTTGGCAACCGACGATAAGCATCACATGCACTTCGTTGACCTGGACTGGGGGCAGTAAGCACAAGCCAGCACAAGCAGGCCGTCAGAGAGCCGTCACGTTAGCGCGTGGCGGCTTTTGCTATGTCGGGTGCTGGATGGGTGAGATGGCGTTGTGAGAGGTGTTGGAGGGGGTGTGAGATGGGGTGAGATGCGCTCACACGCACACCGATGGCCGCACAGCCTCGTGCGCGGGACGCTGCATAAGTCCAGTTGACGATGCTGGATAGGTCCAGATTGGGCTGGCATTGGCGCGCATAATGCAACCGTAAGGTAGTGTGGAATGCTAAGTCATTGATATGTAACCATAATAAATATACCATAATACCGATTACACGCGTTAAGCGTTAAGCGAACGTTGTCATAGGTCCAGATCAGCTAGACCCCCCCCCGTGGTGTGCGCGGCGGGCGGCGGCTGTGACAGAGACATCCACACACACCAAAACCCCAGCAGCGCATGGCAAAAAAAATATTACACGGATGCTTGATGCATTTAACGCTTCACGATATACGTTAAGCGAATCAAACAAAGGAGATATGATGATGGCGTGTTTTAAATGCAGTGAAAGTAAGCCGATTATGGCGAAGGGTATGTGCGCGGCGTGCTACATGCGCCAGCGGCGGCGGGATAAGGCTGGCCCTGCGTTTGTCGGTCGTGCGCGCATTGGTTCGCGTGAGGAGATTGCGCTGACGCATCGGTATGATTGGCTGGATCGGTTCCAGGGCAAGATTGATGCATCTGGTGGCTGCCACGAATGGCAGGGCGGCTCAACGGCTGCTGGATATGGCGTGTTTCATGTTTGCGGATACACATATTTGGCGCATCGGCTGGCTTTCGCATTGGCCGGTGGCAGGATGCATTATCCGGTGGTCATGCATTCATGCGACAATCCGAAGTGTGTTAACCCCGCGCACTTGGTCGGTGGCGATTACAAGGCGAACATGGCTGATATGGTTTCGAAGGGGCGGCAGAATATCACTGAAAAATGCGGCGCGCACTTAAAGGACCGCGCAAAGCATCCGCGCGCAAAGCCAGTGATGACCCCCAAAGGCGAGTTTGCAAGTGCCAGCTTGGCTGCTGATGTATTCGGTTTGTCTGCGCGTACCATCCAAAAATATGCAGCCGATGGTCGGAATGGGTTTTCTTGGGTTTAACCCCCCACCCATGCGTTTCAGAACGCACCTTCCCAAAAAAAATTTTGCGTTGTATAAATCGGATTGAACGCATTTGGGAGAGTATCGATGGCGGGTCGGAAGTTTCAGCGGATGGTTATGAAGCATCTGGAGGATTTGGGCGGGACGGATTACGTTCTGGATTACATTGGCGATGGCGGGACTGTGGTGGCTTTGTCTGAGAAGACGAACTGCAGCCGCAGTTTTTTGAGCCGTGTGTTGAACAACACGCCTGAGTATCGGGCTGCGTTGGACGAGGGCCGACGTATTCTTGCTGACAAGATGGCGGATGATAGCCTCGCGATGGTTGATGATTTGGCGAGCAAGGATGATTTGACGTCGCAGGATGTGCAGTTGGCGAAAGAGCGGATCAATGTTCGCAAGTGGATGGCTGCATTAAATCATCCGGATCGGTTTGCGCCGAAGAAGGAGGAGGTCACGATCAACATTGGCCAGCTTCATTTGGGTGCCTTGAAAAAAATCCGTGCTGAAATGCTTGATGTGACGCCTGTCGCGGAGGCTATCGAGGGCAACACGGCTGATGACTGATGTGGCGTACATCAATGGCGCGCAGCCGACTAACCACGGGCCTGTTGAGCCGAGTCAGACTGTTATTGAGTACGTTGAGCATTTGTTGGCCCGTGCGCAGTCTGGTGAGCTTCAGGGCGTGGTTGTGGTTGCGATGGATGCTGACGGGTATGCTGGGTATGGGCTTGTCGGGCAATGCGGTGGTTTTGCGATGCAGGGCGCGCTGACTTGCGTCTCGACGTTGGTGGCCGAGGTGAATTTGAGTCAGATTGATGACGAGTGAAGTGAACCCCCTCGAAGAGTTCGCGCGGACGTATTACAACGATCCGGTTGGATTTGTGCGTGATATGTTGGGTGTTGAGCCTTTGCCGTATCAAGCGGAGTTTCTGGAGGCGTTGGCCAGCGGTGAACGGCGGATTTCGGTGCGGTCTGGTCACGGGACGGGTAAGTCTACGGCATCTAGCTGGGCGATGCTGTGGTTTTTGCTGTTGCGGTTTCCGAACAAGGTTGTGGTGACTGCGCCGACGAGTGGCCAGCTGTTTGACGCGCTGTTTGCTGAGTTGAAGCGGTGGGTGAATGAATTGCCGCCAGCGCTCAAGGCGATGCTGACGGTGAAGTCTGACCGTGTCGAATTGATTGCAGCGCCGAGTGAGGCGTTTATTTCGGCAAGGACGAGTAGGGCTGAGACGCCAGAGGCGTTGGCGGGGGTTCACTCGGATAACGTGATGCTGGTCGTTGACGAGGCGTCTGGTGTGCCTGAGCAGGTATTTGAGGCCGCTGCTGGTTCGATGTCGGGCCATTCTGCTGTGACGATCATGCTTTCGAACCCGACGCGATCCAGCGGGACGTTTTTCGAAAGCCAGACGCGGCTGTCGGAGACGTGGTGGACGCGGCGTTGGTCGTGCGTTGACAGCCCGTTGGTTTCTGATGAGTTTGTTGACGAAATGCGGCTGCGGTACGGTGAGGAAAGCAATGCCTACCGGATTCGTGTCTTGGGCGAGTTTCCGCTGGCCGATGACAACACGATTATTCCGTTTCATTTGGCCGAGAGCGCGATGCACCGTGATATTGAGATGACGCCAGGGCTTCAGCCCATCTGGGCGATTGATCCGGCGCGATTTGGGTCTGACCGAACGGCATTCTGCAAGCGCGTTGGTAATGTGATTACCGAGATCACGTCGTGGCAGGGTTTGGATTTGATGCAGACTGTTGGGCGCGTGATGGCAGAGTATGAGTCATTGCCGATCAGCCAGCGGCCTAGCGAGATACTTGTTGACAGCATTGGCGTTGGTGGCGGCGTTGTTGACCGCCTGCGGGAGTTGGGTGCGCCTGTGCGTGGCGTAAATGTTTCCGAGGTGCCGTCGATGGGCAAGACATACAATAATTTGCGGACTGAGCTTTGGTTTAAGACGAAGGCTTGGCTGGAGGATCGGTCGTGCAAGATTCCGAATAACGATGCGCTGGTCGCCGATCTGACGGGGATTCGATATTCGTTTACGTCGTCTGGAAAAATGCAGGCCGAAAGCAAGGACGCGATGAAGAAGCGCGGCTTGAAGTCGCCCGACCTTGCTGACGCTGTTTGCCTGACGATGGCGTCTGACGCGATTACTGCGCTGAGCGGGAAGCGATCTGTCTGGGGTAAGCCCCTGCGCAGGGCGTTAAAGGGGATTGCTTAGGGGTAGCCTTGCCAGATTAGCCTTTTGCGTGTATGGTAAGCCGTAGGCTTACAAGGGGCAAAGCGATGATGGGTTATGGCTACGGCAGCGGCGATCAGCGGGTCAACGCTGTTGTTGATATGATCAATGGCGGCGGCCAGGGCCGTGCTGGGCAGCAATTCGAGGGCGGCGGCCTTCTGAGTATGCTCGGCAATGCTTTTATGCAGCCTTACGGCGCTGAAGCGCGCGGCGCGCAGGCCCTTGCTAGTTCGATGGCACCAATGGCCCCCCCAGCCAGCTTTGCGACTGCCACGCCTATCCAGTCAGCGATGCCAGCGCCTGTGCAGATGCCTGTGCAGACTTCGTATCTCGATCCGCAATTTGATTTGGAGCGTATTCTTGCTGGCCTGAACCGAATGCAAGACCCCCGCATGGTGGGGCCGCGATAAATGGCTGGTTTACTTGATGAAATATCTGCGTATTTTTCGCCCGATGCAGTCCAAGCCCGCAGGGCCGCAATCAACGCGCGTTTAGCAGGTGGCCCAAATCCAGGTTATGCTCAAAATTATCAAGACAGTTTTTTGGCGCAAAACAGAAATCAAGAGCCATTAAGCGTTTCTACTATGCGTGGCGCGCAAGATTTTTTGCCTGTTGTGGGTGACGTTTTAGCATTGGGTGAGGCTGGCGACGCATATTCTAGCGGAGATTACACAGCCGCTGGCTTGCTCGGTGCGGCTGGCCTGATAGGTCTCGTGCCTGGCGCTGGAGATGCTATTGCTAGGCCGATTGCTGCCGCTGGCCGTAAGGTGGCCGACGCAATACCATCCGAAGCCCTCTACGCTGGCCGATCATTAGCTGAAGGCGACATGCGCGGCGTGCTGGATGCATTCACGCCGGGTCGGCCTGCGCAGGGCTTGAGTGCTGACATCCCTTGGCGGGAGAGGGTTGAGTCGTCAATTCCAAGTTCATGGCTGAATGAAAAGTTTGAAAAGCCGCAATGGAACCCAATTTCAAGCGTAAGCAGCGCGCTCCCTGAATCAGAGATGCTTCCGTTGCACACGCCTGCGGGGTCTCTTGCCCCTGAATCAATATTGAGGCTTGAAGACTTTAAAGATTCAACAGCGATTCCCGCATTGGGTGACCGTTCTGTTGCTGGAGTTGAAATCCAAGGTGTCGGAGATAAGGTTTACGAAAACCCAACTCGATCTCTTGGCGGGGCTGACTTTATGCGGGAAAGCGGCACTGGTTTATGGGCAAACGATTTTAAACCAGCGAGAGACCTTGCGAAAACTGCAAACGCAGTCTTGGAAGAGGGTGGCGACCCGCTTATGGTTTACACCGCTATGGGGCCGCAATCTGGCGATTTCAGCACCATGATGATGGAGAGCGTATTAAATGATTTCGACCCGCAAAGAATAGACCCGGCGGTTGCTCAAGTTTTTGATGACCGTATTAGGAATGCCGCAAAAATAAATTCATGGGAGGGTCTGCTTGCGCCGAATTTGCGCGAGAGACTTGCCGATAATATGACTGGGTCGCAGCGGTGGCAACTCTGGCAGGAAATGGATAAGGCCGCGTATCGGGGTGCTGGCCTTCCTGATATTAATATGGCCCGCCGGTCGATAACTGATCCTCGACTTCTTAATGCTACTCCTTTTGATAGCGGGCTGACCGTTGGTAGAATGTCTGGCGGGTTGCTAGATGATCCTGCCGTCAGGCACCCCACCTACAACACGCAAATTGGGGGCGACTATCTCGGCGGCTTTGACACAATCGCTGGGCCTATTTTGTGGCGTGATTTTTTTGAAAACCGTCGCAACTCTGGTGCTTCTGTTGGTTCGGACCAGCGATCATTCTTGATGAACAGCCCGCGCATGGCGCAAAAAATTGATCAGCAAATGATTGACGAATATTACAAGATGCAGGAGGCAATCAGGGGTCTCAATGATCCTTCATCGCCTCTAAGGCTTTGGACGCAAAATCAATGACAGCGCCTATCTCCACAAGAATGACATTGGCGGTCCCGTGCGCTAAATCAATCTTTCCATCGGCGGCGAGAGTTATTAATTCCTGCAACATCATTGGAAGCGCCTCATTCAGCGCTTCGAGGCTTTGTTCTGTTGTGTTGTCCATTTTCCGTCTCCCTATTTGGTATATCATACCCGTGCTGCAATGTTCTTGCAAGGAGCAACGCAATGCCCCTTAAAAAAGGTTCGTCAAAGAAGGTCATCTCTGCTAATATCCGGCAGGAAATGAAGGCTGGAAAACCGCAAAAGCAGGCCATTGCTATCGCATTGAGCAAGGCCAAGAAGGGTAAGAAGAAATGAAGCCACCTAAGTTCAAGCCCTGCGTTGGCTGTCCGACACCACGTCGTTGCGCGGCTGCTGGCCGCTGCATGAAGGGCAAGAAATGAGCATCACGACTTACACCGAGCTGAAGGCTGCGCTGGCTGACTGGCTGCTGCGGGATGACCTGACGGCGGTGCTGCCGACGTTTATCAGCTTGGCGGAGGCTGACATCAATCGGCGCGTGCGTCACTGGCGCATGGAGAAACGAGCGGACACTGAGCTTGACAGCCAGTATTCCGCGCTGCCGTTTGATTTTATTTCTCCAATCCGCATGAGCATCACGGGCAACAGATTTGCTGAGCTTGAGCCAGTCGGTCAGGCTGAAATGCTGGCGCTGCGCGGCGGCAACAACAATGGGTCCGGCTCGCCGCAGTATTATTCGATCACGTCCGGCGAGATTGAGGTTTATCCCAGCCCAGCAGGCACGTTTACGCTTGAGATGGCGTATTATGGCCGGATTGATGCTTTGGGCGACGCAAACGCGGATAACTGGATGCTGACGTATAGCCCAGACGTTTATTTGTACGGGGCTTTGCTTCAAGCTGCGCCATATTTGAAGGATGACGAGCGCATTGGCGTTTGGAAGGGGCTTTACGAGGAAGCCATCGCTGGGCTGGTTCTTGAGACTGATAAAGCTAAATTTGGAGGCTCTGGCCTTCGTTTGAAGATAAGGAGCTACTGATGAGCTTTTCAAACACATACGAAACCAATGTCCTAAAGTGGGCGTTTAATGCAGACGCAGTTACCCGTCCGACGTCGTGGTATCTTGGTTTGTTTACATCCAACCCAGGCGAGACCGGCGGCACGGAGATCAGCGGCAACGGATACGCCCGCAAGGCTGTGACGTTTACTGTGTCTGGCGATACGGCCACAAACGGCGGCGCGGTTGAGTTTGACGCGGCGACAGGTTCTTGGGGTACGATTTCTCATGTTGCAATCTTTGACGCGGCCAGCGGCGGCGCTCAAATTGCCTACGCTGCGTTGACGGTTTCCAAGGCCATTGATACGGGCGACATCCTGCGGTTCCCCGCTGGTGACGTTGACGTAACGCTTGATTAAGGACTTTTGAATGGTCACTCTCGTAAACAGAGCCAAAGTTGCCACTGCCACGACTGGCACTGGCACGATTACCCTTGGCACTGCCGAGAGTGGTTATCAGTCGTTTGCTGATGCTGGTGTGGTTGACACTGATGTGGTGCGCTACGTCATTGAAGATGGCACTGACTGGGAAATCGGAACTGGGACTTACTCTGCTGGAACCTTGACACGGGTGCTGGGTGAAAGTTCTACGGGGTCTTTGCTAAACCTGACGGGCAGTGCGGTGGTGTTCGTTTCTGCTGTAGCTGACGACTTCACCCAAAGCATTGACGGTGGTTCTGCAAGTACGGTCTACATCGCGGCACAATCTATTGACGGGGGAACAGCATAAT